GGAGCTGGATCGTGCTTCGCACTTGCCCATCATGGGGCCGGGCGTTTCGCAGACTTCGGCCGGCACATTCATTCTTCCCCAGCCCAGCAACGCCCGCGAACAGCTTGGCCTATTCGAGCTTGCGGGAGACTTAGCGCCTGGTGGGCAAGCAGAAGCGTATCAAGTCACATGGGACGGGACAGGCTATGTTGCGGATTATGCGTCGGGAACGGCAACGGTCTACGATGTGTTGGGTTGTTATCGAGGCGTCACCGGAGATTGGGGGTTTGCATGGCAAGGGCCGGATTCTCCTAATAATCAGATTGTCGTATTGCAAATGAAAAAGCAAACGGTTGTAACAGACTATCGAGTTGATAGCAACAAACTGCAAAAGAAAACGCGAGACTTGTGGGGCATCTGGGATAACGATGAATCGGCCTGGACCGATGTTCACACTGGAACTACTTGCCCATAGATCATGTCTAAGCAATACCGCAAATCCGATGGTGGATTATGGCTGGGCGACGATACTCCGTTTGCGCCGCGTCGGCACACTAACCCAATGTGCCCGTACTACTCGAATCGTCTGGCTGCGCAGAAAGACGCCATCCAGTTCAAGGACGGCCAGATTCTGTTTGTCGATGGCCAGATTGCGATGGACCCGGCGTGCTGCTGCGTTGACTGTACTTTATGTACGACGGGAACACTGAGCCTAAGCTACTCAATAACCATCGCCGATCTGGCAAACAACAACAACACATGCGCAAACGCTAATGGAACGTATGTGGTGGATTATTGCGGCGTCGTATCGCCGGGTGGTTATACGATGTGTTCTTGGATATACTCTTTCCCAACACCTATTAACTTGTATGGCACGACCCTAAAGGCGTATGCAATTGGGTTATTTGTAGGACACTTGTCGGGTGCAGATGCTAGCGGTGTTGGAGTAAAACTTTTAGACCAACTTCAATCTGGCTATGGATATTGCTTAGGCGCTGAGTATTTTATGTTCTATGAAAGCATTAGTCCTACCATAGATTGCGACTTCAATGGTTTGTCTCTTACGAGTCACACAGATGACTCGGCTCGCTGCATATGGACTAATGCGACTTGCACCGTCAGTGCTGTCTAATTATGATCGACTGCATTTCAAATAACACACAAACGCAATGTGTTAATTGTGGCTGGACATGGACGCATTCCGATATTTGCATTTGGCCTCACCGCAACTGCACTCAATCACCCGACCTACAACCAGCCGCCGACAAACTAGGGCTATCGCTCGACAACCTACAAGGATTCCACCAACATCTTGCCCAATGGCTTGCAGCCGGAATGCAGGAACGAGACGCGGCGGAAGTGGCGCGACTGACAACGGCAGAATGCGAATCACGACGCGATGACGGAATGTGCAACGCCCTCGGCTGCAAAAACGGCGAGAAGAAAATACGCTGCGAGTGGCTTGCGAGAATGGCCACCGAGAACTGTCCGAAGGGGCATTTTGGCGACGCCCGGGCGGCGATTCAGCAGCAGATTAGGGAAGCTGTGGAAGCAGGCACTACCACCGCCTCTTGACTTCCCCACGCCACTCGCCTTTTAGAATGCCGGGTTCTAGTCGCATCTCTTGATTATTAGGACCATTGCCAATTATCCTGCCGTCATTGCGTAACGGATCACGCTTAAACTCCCAGCGATTATTGGCAAATGGGTTAGACTGTGGCACTGGTTCGCTGTACCCGTAGTACGCTGGCTGCTGGGCCTCTGGGTGCTGTGCAAGCCACTGTTGCTGCTGCCACCATACTTGCTCACGCATGGCCCTACGCTGTTGCTGGTAGACCATCTGCTGCTGTTGCATGGCATTCAGTTGATTGTACGGGCCGTAGATAAACTGCCCATTCGCCGTCTCGCACGCCAAGGCCAACACCGCCGCAACGATAAGTAGGCACCGCATGGGACTCTCCTTTGCATGAGGGTACGAGAATGCCCCAATTATCGCACGGCCCACAACGCCGTCAATCCCCCGTCCTAGCGATACCATTCCGTTGCCTCCACCGAAATGGGCGGCTGAAAACGCCACCGCTTCTCAATTCTAGCCGCAAGTCGTGGCGGCGTAATACAATGCGGTGATTGTGGGCCCCGCATTCTCCCACGCGCTGGACTCAAAAGACAACATGCGCAGTGATAAGGCCGGATGGCGGAATGGCAGACGCGATAGACTCAAAATCTATTCCCCGAAAGGGGGTGTCGGTTCAAATCCGACTCCGGCTACTTGCGAGAAAACGACGGTATTTGTGCGGTCGGGGCCGTTTCTGCTCCCTCCACTATTTGTGAAAAGCAGAAATGGGCCGGTTGTATCGCGTATACACGGTTCAACCGAGCGTGGCCACCCCCGACCACACAAATACCGTCAAAAACCAAGCAAGACCATAACCAGCATACGGCTTTCGTTTGGACCGAATCGTAGGTGTCGCCGGTGGGTTTCTTGCTTGGAGTATCCGTAAACGCATGAAACTACGATACAGACGGACGTTATGCTGTCACAGCCGAACCAACATCCACCAGCCATTTGTCTGGGTTGGTTCGGGCCAGTTGGGATGCACTAGTGTATCTCATCCGCGCGAGCGCTCCTGCGACAGCATAATGTCCGTGAAAACACGGGAACCACGTCGGGTGTCGTTGCACTTTATAGGTGAAAAATCATGAGCAATAAAGCACAGTGGCTTACCTACGACTTTGACGTAAACGAACACGGTGCAAACTGGAACGATGTCGCTGGTGTTTATATGTTCTGTAGCCTCAATGCACAGAATCAGTGGGTTGCTCTTTACATTGGACAGACGGACAGTTTCCGCACCCGCATCCCACGGCATGAAGTTTGGAACCCGGCGGTGCTGGCTGGGGCCACCCACGTCCATGCGATGGTGGTGCCAACGGCGGCCATGCGGGATGTAATTGAGAAGAATCTGATTCAGGCGTTTGGTCCGGTCCTGAACACTCAACTTCGGGTGTAGACATTGAAATCTCCTTTCGTGATGGGAGCAGAATCACGCCGTGACGGGTGGCCGAAAGGCCGGTCGTGCTTTGCGATCTGTCAGACCCGTCACGGTTTTTTCTCTTGTTTAATACGCCAGATGATTGTACAATAAGGGCCATGATAATGACAAGTCCAATTCCTGGATATTACACCGTTGAGGATGCCGTGCTGGTCCTGCATCGCAGCCACAGCATGGTTTGCCGCTATGTCAGGGATGGCCTGCTGCCAGCAAAACGAATCGGCACACAGATACTCATTGAACAATCTCTGGTGCATAAGTTTACGCCTCCGCTTCGCGGAAATCCGCAATTCCGAAAAAGCAGAAATCGTTAACTGGCAATCGGTTGCGACTCAATCCGCGCAAAACGCAAAAAATCTTCACTAACTGCTATTGCAATCTGCCAATCGTTTGGATAGATTAACGCCGTTGAAAGTAAACGTGCTTTCAATCGAGGCCTGACAGCCTCGCAAGGCACCCTCTGAGGCACGCTAGCCTCCGCTGGTGCAAAACCAGTTTTTCCGCTTCTGCGGATTATCCGCACACAAGACGTGTGTGTGGGCACGGATGTACCTGAATGGAATGCTTTTTTGCCAAGGTGATTTCCTCGTATGGCGGTAGCACAAGCTACTCTTGCGGGTACACCTTGGCGGGAGCATCCAATGATCTGTGCCTCGGCCGCGCCCACGTTGCTGGACTACTACAAGGACAACTATCGGCCGATGCGGCTGGTGGGCTGCTCTCCGAAAACGCTCATCCAGTACGACGTGTCTCTCGGCCACTGGCAGCGGTTTGCTGGCCAGCTTCCATTGGAGCGGATCGACTCGCGGACGATGGCCAGCTTTGCGGAATCGCTTCTTCCCGGCCGGAAGCCCTCCACGGTGAACAAGATCATCCGGCACGTCATGCCAATCCTTCGGTTCGCCTCCGAGGAGGACGACATAGCGAAGCCGCCGAAGTTCCGCAAGCTGAGGGAATCCAAGCGTGTTCCGCTGGCGCTGACGGTGGCCGAGTTCCTTGCGGTGTTGACGGAAGCCGAGAAGCAACCGGGGACCGTGGGCGGAATACCGGCTCCCGCGTGGTGGCGTTCGCTTCTGTGCGTCGATTGGGAAACCGGGCTGAGAATCACGGCTCTACTCTCTGTGCGTTGTGCGGACGTGCTGGTGGCCCAGAGCGGGTTGTACTGCCGGGCCGAAGAACAGAAGGACCTCGAGGCCCAGTGGTATCCGCTGTCCACGCCAACGATGGCGAACGTGGCGGCAATCTTTTCGCTCGACCGTCCGCTACTCTGGCCCCGCGAAGTGAAGCCAGCAACGATCACGCGGAGGTTTCGCAAGATTCTGGACAACTCTGGCATCTACGCCCCCAAGGGCAGCGGGATGGTGTTTCATCGAATCCGCAAGTCCACGGCCAGTTACCTGAAAGCGGCCGGAATGGATGCACAGAAAAAGCTGGGTCACTCTGCCCCGTCCGTCACGGAGAGATATATGGACCCAAGAATTGTCGGCAAGGACAAGCCGGCCGATCTAGTCGCGGCTCCGATCAAGTAGCGTATGCCCCTGGGCTCGCACAGTGGGTTCTAACTGGTTCCCAAGCTGCGCCTCTCCCAGCGCGTAGCCGAGCCCAGGGCTTTTCTATTTCACGGAAGTTCCACCCTGCCGCCAAAAGCAGCGCCGGCTCCCTCGCGGCGGCAGGGTGCGTTTCGTTGGAGATACCAAAAGGGGAAAGACGCGACACCTGCGAAGCGATCCCCGCCAACACCGAAGGAAAGTGGTGCGACAGCCGGGAGAGACCGGCACTTTATGGTTGGGCATGGGGGTTGGCACCTCTCGCGCGAAAGCCGTTCGATTCGGCACCCGACCGTTTTTTCCCGTTCCCGGCGTTGTCACGGCAGACGCAATTGCAACACGCCAGAGAGCAACGACCGTGCATCGTCTCTGGCGGATACATCCTGTCGGGGCTGGGCCGCAGTTGCAGCGGTCAGTTTATGGATGGCCTTGTGCTATCGGCGAGGTGGCAGCATCGACGCCACAACCAGCCTGCCGGGAGCGGGAGCTTTTACAAACCAATCGAGGTGAAGTATGTGTAACTTTTTGAGTTTTGTTGTTGTCACCAAAAAACAGATTGCGCTACTGTCTGGTGACATCGCATTCGAGGGCGACATTCTATGTGCCAGCCTTCTACATCACGAAAAGACAGTCGAGTATCTTGGCTTACAGCTAGAGACGTACAGAGAAGCCGAGTGGACTTCTGACGATGACGGTGCATCTCTGTCTGTTCGCGCCGCTCCTGGTGAAAACGCGAACGTCTTGAAGTCTGCGATACTCGCAAAGTATCCAAATCGCACGGCCTGTTTTGCTGAATGCTTGCGGCAATTTAAGGTCAGCACCGGAAAGCTCGATTGCTCCAACTGCGAGTCGCTGACGGCCATAGAAGCACCGAAGGCCACCACGCTCTCTTGCTACAACTGCAAGTCGCTGACGGCCATAGAAGCACCGAAGGCCACCACGCTCTCTTGCTACAACTGCAAGTCGCTGACGGCCATAGAAGCACCGAAGGCCACCACGCTCGATTGCTCCAACTGCAAGTCGCTAAAAACGAAACCCTAGGACCACGAACCCCCGGCGGCGGTACGGACCCCGCTCGCCACTTCGGCACGCCGGGGAATTGAATACGGAGGATGAGCAATGGCAACAGAATTGACAACTGCCGAACGCAAGGCACTCGACCAACACGAACGAACCATTGAGCGTGGCCTCAAGACGTTTCAGGACGTTGGGCAAGCACTACTCGCCATCCGAGAGAATCGACTTTACTTAGCCGAGCATGAGACGTTTGCAGACTACTGCCGGGAACGGTGGGGTTTTAACGACAGCCGAGCGAGACAGCTTATTGCGGCGGCTAAGACGGCTGAAACCGTTACAAATGTAACGCTTCCCAATGAAGCGGTAGCCCGCGAAGTCGCCAAGGTTCCCGAAGAACAGCGGGAAGCCGTGATCGAGTGGGCTACCGAGAAGGCCGATGGTAAGCCGTTGACGGCAAGAGGAATCAAAACCGCTGCTGCTCAAGTGTCCGAAGCCGAACCAGAGGAAGATGACTGCGATGGCGACAGCGTTGACACGCAGGGCGACGAGGAGCCGGAAACACCGGAGGAGCAAGTGGACGTTGTGACCGAGACGCTGGACTGGCTACGGCGCACGCACTTTCCAGAGCCAGCGCAGTTTCCGGTGTTCCGGGCTAGGGTCGAAAACTATTTCGTATCACGGATTTCTTAACAGTACCTTGGAGAGTGCCAAACATGACAGAGCAAAAAACATCCGATGGTATCAGTGATCCTGGCAATTATCGCAAATTGTCGGAGCCGGTGTCCTTGGAGGATGCCGAAAAACGACTCAGTGCGTTTTGGACTGAGCTATACGACTTGCGCAACAAGCACGGCATTCAGGACGCGTATACCGTCGTCATGCTAACTGTTGCTACCGAGGACGGCGACGATGAAACGGTGTTTACTTCGATGCACTGCGGAAACGAACTGAACCGGGAACCGATGACGGCGTGGGCTTTGGGGCAGGAGCAAGCAAACCGCCAGGAGCGAATTATAAAGCTGATGTCCAGCAAAACGGCGATTAAGAAACCCGTCCGCAATAAATAATACACCCAAGTCACGGAGGATTAACAAATGTTGTGCTTAGCCCGGCGCAAAAACGAAACCATCGTCATCGGCGAAAACGGCGATACTGTGTCTGTCACTGTGCTTGAGATTCGCGGGGATTCCGTGCGGCTTGGCGTTGTTGCGGATAGTGCCGTGCCGGTCGACAGGCTGGAAGTGCGGAAACGGAAACAGAACACGGGGGCTGCCATGCGTCGGCTTGAAGAAGTTGCGGCAAAAAGGTCACGCGAACCATAACAAGGAGTTCTAACAATGCGACGTATTTTGTGTATCGACTACAACTACTATTTGGTGCCAGATAACATCGACCTGAATGGACTGCTATCTGTTGTTTGTGAACCCGTCAGCCGAGAGTATGTGGCTGACGGCAACAAGTTCGTATACCGTTCGCAGCCCTCGCCAAAGATCACATTGGAACTCGTTCCCGAGGCTGAGATCAATCCCCCGATTCCCGCCGTTGCGGAAGCGGAAGAAGTTGCAAAGGAATTCTAGTAGGCCGAGGCCGAACGATAGGACTGCTGGGTCCGATGTAAACCAGCCGCACGAGCCGGCGTCATAGGCTCTTAGGAAATAAACATGGAATCGACTCGAAAGGTTTTGACAAATTCGGCGCTAAGCTGCTTCAAGTGTTGCCGCAAGAAATACTTTTGGTCGTATGTGTGCGGCATCAGACCGGAGTATGACGGCAAGACTTTACGCATGGGGTCGGCGTACCATGAAGGGCTCGACCTTCTTCGCACCACGAACGACTTGGACACGGCCCTTACAGCCGTCCGCGCCGAGTATGAGTTTTGTCCAGAGAACTTTGACCAACGTGAATGGGAGGTTGAACGCGAAACCGTAGTAGCCCTGGTCAACGGATACCATTGGCGTTGGGGTGACACGCTCAAGGTCAAGGCGAGCGAGATGCCTTTTCGAATTCGCCTTCGCAATCCAGCGACTGAAAGCCCATCGACTGTGTTCGATCTTGGAGGAAAAATTGACGGCATTGTCGAGATGGAAAATTGCAACATCGACGCCGAACTCGAATCCAAAACAGTTTCAGAGGACATTTCCTTTGAGTCCGGTTATTGGCAACGGCTACAACTCGACCTGCAACCCACCATTTATCTTATCGGTGCCCGTGAATTGGGATTCAATTTGCACACAGTTCTTTGGGATGCCACTCGCAAACCCACCATCAAGCCATCGGCAGTTGCGGTGTGCGACGACCTTGGAGCCAAGATTGTTTTAGATGCACAAGGCCAGCGGGTACGCACGGAGAAGGGTCAATGGCGACAAACGGGGGACACGGCCAAGGGCTACGTTTTGCAACAGCGTGACATGACGCCCGAAGAATGGTCAAAGAAGCTAACCAGCGACATTGGCGAACGTCCAGAGTTCTACTATCAGCGACGCGAAATTCCGCGTCTCGACAGCGAAATTGCTGAGTGCCGGGCTGAGTTGTGGGAGTTGCAACAAACGATTCGCACGGCAGAAAATGAAAACAAGTGGTATCGGACGGTCAGCTTCTCGACCTGTCCCAACTGCTGCTACTTCGGTTTGTGTTCGTCCAAATACAATCCAGCCGATCCGTTGCCCTCTGGCATGATTCTAGTAACCAACGTAAACCCTGAACTCCAAGAGAAATCAAATGCCCCCACTACCGCTGCCGCCGAAATCGCCGCCAACGAAAGCTACTGGTAGCCCATCAACCGCTATGTCATCAACACCACTTGCCGTCACCAACGGCAATAGTGTCAAAGGCGAAAAGGTTGTTATCTACTCCATTGGAGGCGCTGGGAAATCAACCTTGTGTGCGTCCATTATTGACCTTGGCATTAAACCGCTGTTTATCGACATTGGTGATTCAACTAGCCACATGGATGTGGATCGAGTTATCCCCGCCGACTTTAGCCAGCTTCGTGGTGCATTACATAACGATGCACTCTTGGCACCATATGGGGCAATCGTGCTGGACGACCTGACGGCTGGCGAGGAGTTGGCCTTGGCCTGGGTGCTGGCCAACGTGCCACACGAAAAGGGTGCCAAGATTACGGGAATCGAGTCCTACGGATTCGGTAAGGGATTTGTGCATCTCTTTGAGGCCAGCTTGCTCATTCTGTGTGACCTTGACCGAATCGCCCGCATGGGAAAGCACGTTCTCGTTACGGCCCATGATACGGTGGTGGAAGTGAAAAACCCGATGGGAGAAAACTATCTGCAACACCAGCCACGATTGCGAAGCAACAACAATTCCAGATTCCGTGAGCGTGTCTTGGAGTGGTGCTACACGATGGCCTTCATCGACTTCGACTTGTCGGTCAGCAACGAGGGCAAGGCAAAGGGTTCTGGTACACGAACCATCTATCCCAATCCTTTGCCTACGCATTGGGCGAAGTCGCGGACGTTGACAGACCCGATACCGTATCCGTTGGGAGATACTACATTTTGGAATCAGTTGATCGGCAAAGGAAGCTAGTATGCCAGGAAGAAAACCAGCAATTGTAGCGTTCTACGAAAAGGTACAAAAGATTCCCAATGGTTGTTGGGAATGGACCGGAAGCAAAACCCAAAAAGGCTACGGACAATTACGATTGTGGAGAGTTACGCAAATGGCACATCGCTGTTCGTATCTATTCCACATCGGACCAATACCAGTCGGCATGATGGTATGCCACAAGTGCGACAATCCCGGCTGTGTGCGACCGGATCATTTGTTTTTGGGTACTGCCAAAGACAACACGTCGGATATGTTCAACAAAAAACGCCAAGGAAGGCGATTCGGATGTTTCACTCAAAAGTTGTCGCAAAATGACATTGCGATTATCAAACACCAATACGATACCGCTCGCTGCATTTCGACGACGATTGGTCCACGGAAGGCACCGGGAGTTGTATCGGAAATAGCCTCTCGGTTTAGCGTTACAAGTAATCGCATACTACAGATCGCCAAACAATAACAACTCTTTAACAAGGACAACTAAGCATGTCACAAGAAATCAATCAAAACGGAATCTTTCGCGGGCAGATACTTGAGTTCGGTTTGTACGAGCCAGAGAGCGGGGCCGTTGGCGTGTCCGTTAAGGCCCGCATTGACGAACAATGGAACACCGAAACCAAAGCGTGGGATGATTGGCGCGAATACGACGTGACCGCCGATGGGACGGTATGGGTCATCAAAAAAGACGGTTCGTTGAACGATAAGCAAGTTGAGTCGCTTATCAAGGCAACCGGATGGGACGGCAACATCGAAGCGGTGCGCAACGGTGAGTGGCAGCCGACTCCATGCCAACTGGTTGTCAACGAGGACACCTACAAGGATGAGGTCCGCTACAAGATCAGCTTTGTCAACGAGTACGACCGCACGCCGGGGGCCGTTGGTAACGTGTCGCCAGATCGTGCCAAACAGCTACAGACGCAATACGGGGCACAACTGCGAGCGTTGGCTGGCAACGTGTTGCGCAATGCAGCGCCGCCTGCGGGCAAGCCGAAGGCACCGAAGCCGGCCGCTAAGCCCGCTACAAAGACCGCTGGCCCCATGACGCAAGACGCTCGCAAGGCACTGGCCGGGGCTGCGTCGTCGGCCGTTGATCCCAATGACGCCTTGGCCGAAGCTGGAAGCGGTGAGGACGTGCCCTTTTGACCATGCCACAATGCCCGCACTGCGACGGTAGCGACACAACGGAGGAATGCATCCATTGCTATCGTTGCGAGTGTGGGTGGAGGTTTGCAGTTATTCCGGGAACGAAGCGGTACAAAGAATGGAAACGAAAGCGGAAGTCGCTTGTCGAGCCGGGAGAGTCGGCGACTGAAAGCGGAGCATGAGGGCACAATACATTAAGTTTCGGGTCGGTCAAATTGTCGTGTGGTTTTATCCCTTTTGGTATACAAACTACACCACGGTTATAGGTCGAAGCTGGGGACCATTTACGTGGCTTTGGGCACATCGAGTGCAAGACGCAATCGAGGAGTTGAGGGCGAAGTGATGGACTACCAAACATTCCTAAACAACAAGCGGCAGATGGAACGCAACTCTGGCTTTGAGCCGTTGTGGATGCCTGAGTTTCTATACGACTTTCAAGTTCCATTAGTCGAGTTCGCAATTCAACGCGGTTTGGCATTACTCGCCGAGGACTGCGGACTAGGGAAAACTCCCCAGGAATTGGTGTGGGCTGAAAACATGCTGCGGCATTCTAATCGGCCGGGGCTGATCCTTACGCCGCTGGCAGTTGCGAAGCAGTTTGTACGCGAAGGCAACAAGTTTGGTTTGGAAGTTCATCATGCGAGGGATGGCGTATTGAAAAAAGGGATCAACGTCACCAACTACCAGCAATTGCACAAGTTCAATCCGGCCGATGCTGGATGGCTGGTATGCGATGAAAGCGGCTGCTTGAAGCACCACGACGCGAAAACTCGAAAGCTAGTTGCCGAGTTTTCTGCCAAGATTCCATACGTCCTATTGGGAACTGCAACACCGGCTCCCAATGATTTTATGGAATTAGGCAATTCAGCAGAAGTGCTGCGGGTAATGAAATACACCCAAATGCTTGCCATGTTTTTCACACACGACGGAAAGCAAACGTCGGCATGGCGACTGAGAGGTTACGCAAAAAAGCGATTTTGGCAATGGATGGCCACATGGGCGAGAGCCCTCCGCAAACCGTCTGATCTTGGATTTGATGACAACAAGTTCAAGCTTCCTCCGTTGAACATGCAACAGCATACGGTTGCCTCTGTTCCGCAACCCGGCTGCTTTTGGGCAGAAGAAGCACGGTCGCTTGCAGAGCAGCGACAAGAGAGACGATCGACGCTGCAAGCACGCTGCGAGTGTGTAGCGTCATTGGTCCCAAAGGATCGTCCGTTTATTGCATGGTGTCATCTCAACGCTGAGGGCGACTTACTGGAAAGTCTCATACCCGATGCCGTACAGGTGGCTGGGTGCGATAGCGACGACGCCAAAGAGGAAAAACTAGAAGCCTTCAGCACGGGACAAATACAACGGCTTGTAACGAAGCCTATCATCGCTGGATTTGGTTTGAACTGGCAGCATTGTTCCGATATCTCCGTCTTTCCGTCGCACTCATGGGAGCAGTGGTATCAGCTAGTTCGACGTTGTTGGAGATTTGGACAGCAACGAGAAGTGACCGCCAATGTCGTATCCAGTGAAGCGGAGTCGAGAGTATTGGAAAACATGATTCGGAAGGAGCGGCAGGGAGAGGAAATGTACGACGGGATTATTCGAGAAATGACACCCTATCAAAGAAGTGACCAAATAACTACCAAGCAGTTAATACCAACGGAGGTGGCGGGATGGCTGTCAGCGACCAGACTATCAATGAGCGATATGCACTCTACAACGGCGATTGCTGCGAAGTGCTGAACGACTTGCCGGACGATTCTATTGGGCTAAGCGTGTTTAGCCCTCCATTTGCATCTTTATATTGTTATTCGGATGATGACCGCGACCTTAGCAACAACTCTACGGCGGATGAGTTCTTCGCACACTTTGGATTCGTTGTCGGCCAACTCGAGCGGGTAATGAAGCCGGGCCGAATCGTAGCAGTGCATTGCATGGAAATCCCGACGCACAAAAACAACGGGGAGGAAATAGGCGTATGGGATTTTCCTGGCGATATTGTTCGATGCTTTGAGAAGTACGGATTTGTCCAGCATACGCCGAGAATCACGATATGGAAGGATCCTCTGCTGGCCGCCGTGCGAACTAAAGCCATCGGTTTAGCACACAAGCAGATTGTGAAAGATTCGGCCTTTTGCCGACCAGGGATTCCAGACTATGTGATTGCCTTCCGTAAAAAGGGCGAAAATCCAGATCGGGTTGCTAACCCTCACGGTTTAACCGAGTATTGCGGGACGCGAAAGGTTCCCGCGTCACTCGACAAATATATCGGCTATACGGGCGATCAACGGTTGAACAAGCGGAGCCACTGGATCTGGCAACAGTATGCCAGCCCAGTGTGGTTTGACATCGACCAGACTAAGGTATTGCCGTTTAGGGACGGTAGAGCCGACGACGACGAAAAACATATATGCGCACTTCAACTAGACGTGATTGAGCGGTGCGTTGCTCTCTGGTCATCTCCTAACGACATCGTACTGACGCCATTCCTGGGCGTAGGCAGCGAGGCGTATGTTTCCGTAAAAAATGAACGCCGTGCGGTTGGGATAGAACTAAAACCATCCTACTATCGGCAGGCCGTCAAAAACGTGGCCGCAGCCCTTAGCCAGCAAAAACAGCATGACCTGTTGGACATGATCGCGGCACAACAAGCCGAAGCCGTCGAGTTGGAAGCCGTCGAACAATAGCCACCCCATGACCGACCTAACCACCACCCGCCGCGAGCTACGCGATACGCTGGACGCCTCGGCAGCCGTTGGAGTAAAACTAGGCGGAGGCCACACGAGCCTAACTCTCAAGCATAAGCGTCTTGAAATAGGCGGCAAGGTTTATTTTGTCGCCACGTTTCCAGAAGGTGATTTGTCAATCCATGAGTGGTCGCCACGTAACCAGCATGGATACGGAGATTCCAAAATTACGTTTCTCTTGGACGACGGAACCTACGAAACCGTGAAGGGGCCATTTTGCTGCAATGACCTCTTTAATTTTGGCCGAGCGGAAATGCTCCAAAAGCAATTTGGAATCGAACGTAAACCATCTGCGTGTAAGCTAAGGATTGGAAAAAATCTTGCCAGATATGGACTCAGTAAAGGCCCAAAGGAAGTGGATTATGAGGATCATGCATTTAGTTGCCAGCCAATAGACAAACGGATCGCCTCTCTTTTAAGCCAAGGATTTTTGGAAACAGCGGAATGGGAAATTGAGTATCGCGGAGGTAGTTGCTATCCATATCCAGGAACCATCAGGGACTACTTGGCATGAACGCCAGCATCGAAGCAACAATCCGATCAGCACCCGCCGCCAAAACCGTTAAACAATGAAGCCCAACCACCAGCACGTACACGAACTGATGGAGGTTTTCGGCGACTTGCCGAACGCCCAACGGCTCGAAGCGTACCTGTGGCGGTCACACGTCGGCGTGGTCACGCTGAGAGCGATCATGCGCAACTGGGGACAAGGGTTTGCTACAAAGGTCCAATACGTCCAGCATTGCTACCAGGGCCTCTACAGCGTGTCTACGGTGGCCCATGTGTTTGTGAAGCTGGCGGACCTGCGAGTGATTGCACGCACTGGCGGAGGCCACGCATACAGACCCAGTGTTGTGCCGAGGGAGTTCACGCTGGGGAGGGCAGGGTAATGTGGCGAGTCAAGGATTGGAATAGCCACTTTGAGAAAGCCCAGTCGCGGAGCTACGACAGAATATCATGGGTGTCGGTCCCAAACAAACATGATGGCGACGGATACACGCAACTGATTGAACATGACCACGGCGCATCGCATTACGGAGCGTGGATTGCACTTGTTCAAGTTGCATCGAAGTGCACCCCTAGAGGTGTGTTAATTCGGGAAAGCGGGAAACCGCATGACGCGGAATCGCTGGCAAGACAGACCCGAATCGGTGCCCATCTGTTTCGGGAAGCGATACCGAGATTTATTACCATTGGGTGGTTAGAAAACATAGATGATACCACGCTATCAGCAGACTATCAGCATGGTATCACCAACGTAACGAAACGTAACGTAACGGAACCTAACGTAACGAAACCCGTTCGTTCGTTTAGGGCGGCCGACCAGATTGACGTTTGGGAGGCAGCCAGACAACGGGCCAAGGAAATCAAGCGTGTCCTGTGGCCGAGCAGAAAAACGCCGCTTTCGGAGCGGGATCGTGACATGGTTCTGAAGGTGGCCTACCTCTCGATTGCCACCCTCTCGGAATCGTGGTTAGCGGACGGAGTTGAGGGGACGCGGCTTAAACGTGACGCCCGGAAGCCAGCCGCGTACTTGAAAACCATATTGGCGTCATCGGCCCGTCGCATCGGGCATGACCTGAATGAGCTTTTAGAGTCGGTTACAATTCCGCCCAAGCCCAACGGCAAACCGCCAGCGGAACTTGCGACCAACATTGGCACGATGCCGGGAGCGAACGAATGAAACCGATGACCTGTGCTGCGTGTAATTGCCAGTTGGTAAAAGTTAAGACCGGTTTGGTGTGCCCCAACGGGCATGGCAAGATATTTCCTTGCGGCGGGCGGATACGCCCAGATTATCCTCTTGCGACAAAAATACCTGGCACCGACACACCGTACCGATACACGATTGAGGGCGTGAGTGGCGTGTTTCGCAAGTATTCATCTTGGCTCGTTGGTAGTGTTAGAGGACTGTGTGAACACACAACGCCAGGCCCGATAACGCGGGCACGATTGGCTGGAAAAGCAACAAAGTTTGTGCCGTACGAGGGAGAGAAAGAATGATGATTACGGCATTGCAATCGTGGGCTGAATTGCAGCGTGTGGTAATGGAACGGTTTGATGCACGGCTCTCTAAGAATCGGTGCCTGCGATTTTTAGAATCCGCAGAGATACTGAAAGAGTGGGTTGTCAAGCATGTGGGTCTGCCGGACGACGTGGTGTTGTGGAAGATACGCGAAACGGTTTTGCCATGGTGTGACCAGAGCAAACCGGGGATTGCCAGACCAGTGCCGCCAGTCAATCGCAGAATTATTCCACTGGACGACGACAACCGCGTTGTGATTGCTCCGCTACAAGGCAAAGCATCGCAGCGATACGAGAGCCGCATGGGTTTGGATTTTGTGATTCGCAGACGCGAGGATCGGATTGCGTTGTTGGATGTAAACGAAGTAATGGTGTGATTTTACATAAGAGCTAAAGAATGAAACTCCCGCACGGATTGATAATTGGAAAAACGGCGAAGATGCCTGGCGACTGGAAATCGCAGGGCACAATTAACTCTATCATTACTGGAGGTCCAAAGTCAACTTGCGATTCCAGCCTATACCGAATCGTTGTTGCCATTGCCATTCCGCCAAGCGAACTTTTGCCAAACGCTCGATACCATTGGGGCAAGGTAGCACGGGCACGCAAAAAACAGCGAGAAGAAGTTTGTTGGCTTGTGCGTGCGGAGAAAAACAAGATCGGTATGCGGTTTCCGTGGCCAGGTGCGTTTGTCGAGCCGCATGTGTTCTACAAAGACAAGCGACACCATGCTGACGAAGATGGTATATGTGCTTCACTGAAAGCCGCACGCGATGGGATGCAAGATGCGCTGCTTGTGGAAAACGACAAAACAATAAGCAATCTGCCACCCATCATTGCGATTGACAAAGAGAATCCGCGAATGGAGTTGTGGATCACACGGAAGGAGATCGACTAATGGCCCCGCTCTCCTACTCATGTACCAATTGCGACTATTGTAGCGATCATCGACGCTCGCATTGTTTGTACTGCGGGTGTCTATGTCTGGGCGACTATGACGAACTCGACTGTTCTTTCGAGGATGAGGCGTTAGAAAACCTAGACCTAGACGAAAGCGAGGAAACACAATGAACTTTCACGAATGGACCGATGAGAACGGCGAAGTCTTGATTTTGCGACGAATCCCGAAGGACCGCAAGACGCATGGCGGTTTCGTGTGGCCCGAGGGTATCGGGACTGTCGTGACCGCACCCGATTGGAATGACCGCAACGAATGCGGCGGCGGTTTGCACGGCTGGCCCTGGGGATTTGGACTGGGTGACGGTTGTGATTACGACATCATCGGAGACGTGTGGCTGGTTGTCGGAGCCAAGCCCGAAGATGTTGTTGGCGAGATTCAGGGCGGTGCAAAGTGCAAGGCCCGCCAAGTCACGATCCGCATGGAAGGCTCGTTTGCCGATGCGATGCGGAAGGTGCAGAACGGATTTGTGGCATGTACGCATGAGATTGCAAAAGAAAAAGGCAACAACTGGAAGTCAACGGTCGCGGGCAACAACGGGCAGTCAACGGTCGCGGGCGACAACGGGAAGTCAACGGTCGCGGGCTACAACGGGCAGTCAACGGTCGCGGGCGACTACGGAAAGTCAACGGTCGCGGGCAACTACGGGCAGTCAACGGTCGCG